ATATGTGTAAAGATAGACTTCATCTAACAACTTATCGTTCTCTTCTCCCGAAGCGACAGGCGTTAGAAATGCTTGGTCGCCATCCTTAAAAAAGATTTCCTGACCACTAGATTGAGATTGCGGATTAGACCGTTCTTCAACCCTGTTTTGAATAGCGAATATGCCACCCATGCGTACCTCCTTTAGCTTTTACCAAAAAGCTCTGTTTTCTATTACTTCATTAAGTAATGATTGTTTACGTATCTCTTGTACGTCCTTAACCCCCTTGGGTAACTCTATCCATGATACCATACAAGTATCTTTCATGCAACTATTAATTTTATTAATTGCCTTTTGTCCTGCTTCATCACTATCTAAACATAGGATTATTTCTTCAGGTTTTAAGGCTGTTAATCTAGCTTGTTGTTCTCGTGAAAATGAAGCCCCTAATAAGGCAAGACTTATATAACCGTTTTGCGTTAACCACATAGTGTCTAAAGCGCCTTCAGTAATACAAACTGTTTGCGTTGACTTTACTTTATGCTCCCCGAATAAAAGCTGCGATTTTTTTAAACCTTTAGAATACATGTATTTCGGTGTCGCATCTATTCTTCGTTCCATCCAACCGACTAGCTTTGAGGACGCATCGTATACAGGTATGATTAAGTCATTATACTTATTCATACCGCAATCCCAAGACTTTAAGGTACTGGGAGAAAACCCCCTGTTAAAAATCCATTTAGGAACCACTCCACGACTACCGGGGTAGCCTACTTCTTCTAATTGGTTAGGAAGAGGAAAGTCCTCCTCAAAGAAGTCGAATTCAATCTCAACTGCATTATTAGCAATATCCTGCTCAATCTCTGTAATATTCTTACCCGTATATTTAGCTAAAAATGTTACTAAAGACCCCTGCCCACACCCCGCAAAACATATCCATTTACCTACTTCTACATTGATAGAGCAGGAGGGTAGTTGATCTACGTGGAAAGGGCAGGAAATATTAAATTGTTCACGCTCAGAGGGTACATCAATACCCACATTAAGTAATAAACTAGACCAATTGACCACTACTTACCTTTCGAGGCACGTAAAAACAAAACAATGTCACTTGTGTATCCATTACCATCTGTAACTTTACCCTGTTTAATGTCGCCAACCGTAATGTCAACTGTAGGCTTTCCCGGCCCCTTAGAAGTGCCTTGCTTTACTATTATGCCATCTTCATTAGATTTGAATAAATCAAATAAACCCATTAAAAAACTCCTTACTAAAAACCGCCATCATCTAAATCATCGTCGTCAATGATGGAAAACTCATCATCTTCATAAATCGTACCACAGTCTACGTCCCAATGCAAGTAATACTCCTCAGACGGTAAAACTCCGTCTCGATATTTTTGAATCTGCATTAAACGTTTATCATCATTATCTTCAATAAGACACATTGCCAACGCAACGTCTGCTGCCCTAATAAGAGCGTCACCAAAGGCTACTTGGTCTGCTCTAGGAGGCTCAAACATATTCGCAGCTTCTCTGGTAGCTTGCGTTGACACCCATATAGCGGTATTCGTAGCAAGGCAAAGATTTTTCATACCGTAGAAAAGGGCGTGAGATTGTTCCCACATAGCTTTTTTACCATCACCGGAGGAAATTAGATAGATTCCATCTAGCACCACGAAGTCCGGTGAGTGTTTTCGTATCAAACGAGCAATGCTTTCTATAGAAATAGTAGACTCACCCTCTATGTGGTCGCAGACTAACAATGACCTGCCGTTAAGTTCCTGCAAGAACTTTTTATATTGGTCTTCATCTATCGGGTCGCCATTACGTAAAGCCCTGTGGGAAAAGTTATAGCCCATCTTTTTAGCTAATACTACGTCTGCCCTTAAACTAATAGCTGAAGTTGTCATTTCAGTGGATACTAATAGGGTCTTATGCCCTGCCATCACTGCGGTAGCAGCAGCCTCAACACACATCCATGTCTTTCCTACCGTTGGGCGGGCAAACATAGCAATAAGTTCTCCCGGCATCCAACCAACACCTGTACCATTAAACGATTTAAAGGGAGTGGGTATGCCCATCATACCGTCCCCAAGCGCACGTTTCCTAGTTCGCTCTTGCCACTCCTCAAGCCGTTCAGAAGTCCCACTATTATAGATAGACACATCTTCATCGGTCTCTATTTCAACATCCCCTAGATTTGAAATAATAGTCGCTAATGCTTTTGATGGGTTTTCCTTAAGTAGTTCTTTTTGTGATTGGATAGAATTTACAATTTTACGATAAATGACCTGATCTTTAAACTGGTCAACTGCATAATCATAATTTAAGGTCTGTGCTGAAACGTCTAGCGTTGGATAGTTTTCAGCCAGTGTAGAAACGGAAGGTGTTTCCCTGTACTGGTCTACATAATCAAGGATAAATGTGTGAACTTCTCCATGCTTTGCGAAGTCTTTACCTGTATACCTAAAGTTTTTAAAATTTGTAGGGTCTACTAGATTAAATAAAACCCCTGATTCTATATATTCAAAGCTCTGCATCTAATTCCTTACTTTATAAATCACTCTTGGGCCGCTACCATGAATATAGCATACCACACCATCTACTGCTTTGTCATCTGCAACCTCCTTAGCCTCTGGAAAAGAGGTAAAAGTTCCTTCTACCCATACATCTTGGTTGGAATTAAGCTCGTCCCTAGCAATAGATATTACCCTGTATTGCCCATCAGGGGCTGTCCGCCCAATTAGGTCATTAACAAACAACTGTTTTCTTTTAGGTGAGGTAGCTCTAGCAAAGCCCCCTTTCCTCTTAGTCCTTCTTGGCATTTGACCACTCCAATAACTGTGTTTTAATTTTATTCTTACGTTGTTCTGAGGCAGCGCTTGGAAGCCATCTAGTATCTAAGAGTATGTATTTACGCCAGTACGCCTTTACCTTACTGTTTCCATACGCCATGACTTTGTAATATACTTCAGGGTTATATGTAGTTAAGTAATAATTAAACTCGAAACCCTTAAGAATATATTTAATGGATACAGACTCAGAATTAGTATAAATACCGTTATATATACCAGATAAAACTTTAAACAGTCCATATTTTTCAATAGCTTGTTTAATAATTTTTAAATCGTAGCCTATAAACCCTCTATCTACATAGTCTTTATGATGCTTACGAGAATATAACCATGTAAATTCTTTTCGCACATCATGTGAATTGTACTCATCTAATCGTTTTCCGTTACGTTTAACCATCGTGAAAGCCTTTTTTCTACCCTGCTGCCCAATTTCTGCTTTATTCTAGCACGAATTTTATAAGCAGACTCTTGTAGCGTCTTGGTAATTTCATCCATTGTCAAATTTTCGATTCGTAATTTCATAAAAGAATATTCGGAATCCGAAAGATTTAATTGTTTTAATGCCGAATTTAACATCAGATTAGAATCCATATCTACATTTATTGATATGGCTTTTTGTGCCTTGACGGATACAACTCTTTCCTCTTGCTCCCACGACCTTAGGAGAAATTCTAAACTTTGAGGTTGTGGTCGGCGTTGGGCTTTTGTGATTAATGTTCGTATTGTATTAATCATTGTAGTATGTAAATAGGTATGGAATGAGACTTTTCGTTCAGGGTCGAATCCTTTTGCTGCCTTTAGTATGGCAATTCGCAACTCCTGAGCAATATCTTCTCTGTCCATCCCTCGAATTGAAGTAGTTTGGAGCATACGGTTTATCTTAGGTTCCCATTGAACAATTAATTTATCATTAATTTCCATATACATCCTTTATCTACATATTAATTATACCATGATATAATTGTATCATAAGGACTATGGAGCGTCAATTTGTTTTGACAGCCTTAGATCATATGAGCTGTCATTTTTTTGACCTTTACGACTGCATTCCACACTGCAATAAATATATGTACCACGTTTCCACGCAGAAGTGAATAGGCTCCTGTGCCTTCTGAAAGGAGTTCGGCAAAATCTACAATTAACTAAGATGTTGAAATATTCATACCTACATTTATCATGAATATGTTTAATTCTAGCTATAAGCCTAGCTGACGGAGGTACATCCTCACTACATGCTCTACATACTACCCGTTTAGGGATGTTCTTTTTTGCAATAAGAACGCTTTTAGTCGGTAGTTCTGCTTGTGTTAAAACTTTATGGGCGTAGGATTTACGCACCCCGACCGTATCAGCAATTTGTGTTAAACGTAATATAGGGTTTTCTGTACGCAGGCGAACTATTTGCTCACGTTTAGAAGGCATATAACTTTTATTCTATAGTAGCGTCGAAATCTTCTGGGGTAGGAGATTCCTCTGCTTGGTTAGGGTTAAAGTTTTCAACCGTAACAACCACAGCGTCTGTATTAGGAGTAAAGTCACCCAATTAATTTTTCTCCTTTAATTCATTAACTTCTTGCCGTAATTTTGTAACTTCCTCTAGCAACATAACTGATAAGCCATCATATTTCACTGATTCTGGTTTTCCTTCTTTATTGTAATTAATTAATTCAGGATACACTTCATTAACTTCTTCTGCTATTAAACCAATATCTGGAGCATTATCAGATTTATAGTTGTAACTTACTGGTCTTAAGCTGTCAAGTTTTGAGGAATCGAAATCTAAAGTTTCTACATTATCTTTATATTGTATAGAGCTAGATTTTTTTGCGAGTAAACCCGCAGCCGTTACAATTACATCGGTTCCTGTAGTGGTTGTCGTAGTAGCATAAATTCCTGACGCTGTGGTAATAAATCTTGCGGTTCCTGCGACTGAAATAGCAACTTGATCATCACCATACTGGTACA